TTTAGAGGTACATCCTTGTGGTACATATGAAGAGCTATTCTTATGTAATCGTTCAAAAAAGCCTATACTTATTCATATAGAACAAGGCAAACAACATACACCAGATTGGCTGTTTGGTACATTGCCTCACGAGTGGTTTTTTTCTGACTGGGAACAACTTAAAAACTATATATCTCATATTCACAATGATGAAAATATAGAACACTATAATAGATGGCGTTTTTTTGACTTATGAGAACCTATTTGTGCCAAAATATTACATTAAATCTGGGCAAATAAAATATATAATAGATTGCAATGATGAACAATCAGCGATATTAGCAGCTCTTTATCATTACAAAGGAAAAGGACTAATGTCAGGTCCTAAAATATGTATCAGTGAAAAAGGATTTGAAAGTTTTAAGGAGTGGAACTGTTTTGATACTGATGAGTACCTAAAGAAAGTTTAATATGCAAAAAATTATCAACGAAACTAAACTAGATTTTAATGACGTTTTAATTGTTCCTCAAAGATCAACACTGACTAGTAGATCAGAAATCAATCTGGAAAGAACGTTTCATTTTTATCATAGCCCAAGAATTTGGACTGGTGTACCCATCATGTGTGCCAACATGAGTTTTTGTAGTTTCGACATGGCTATTGAACTAGCAAAACATAAGATGATAGCATGTTTACATAAATATCATACAGCAGATGAGCTGGTGAATTATTTTACAAAATATCCATCCAATCTTGATTATACTTTTGTGTCTATAGGATACAAAAAGAGCGATCTAAATCATTTATTAGAACTAAAAAATAAACTAGGTAAAGAACCTAATATTTGTATCGATGTTCCTAATGGTCATATGGATGTGTTTGTTAAATACTGCCATAAAGTTAGAGAAAATTTTCCAGAATCTATCATAATTGCAGGAAACGTTACTAATACATCGTCTACGCAAGAACTTATAATATATGGAGGAGTAGATTTGGCCAAAATTGGGATAGGCGGAGGAAGCGCTTGTAGTACTCGTTTTATTACTGGCTGTGGTTTTCCTCAATTATCCGCCTGTTTAGATAATGCCTATGTCGCTCACGGTCTTCAAAACGGACCCAAGAAACTTGGTCTAATAGTTTCTGATGGCGGGCATAAGATCGCCGGAGATGTATGCAAGGCGCTATGTTCCGGTGCAGATTTTGTTATGCTTGGCGGGTACTTCGCTGGTAGCGAACCGTGTGATGGAGAATGGGAATATGAATATCTTACTAATCATGGTAGTTTTTGGCAACCATTAGATCCAGGATATGAAACACAAAAAAGAAAAATAAAATTTACATATTACGGTATGAGCACCCACCACGCCCAACAACTATATGAAGATTCTGTAAAAGATTACAGAGCAAGCGAAGGAACTAAAATAACAGTCAAATATAAAGGATCAATAGATAAAATTGTACAAGAGTTACTTGGCGGGATACGCTCTTGTTGCTGTTACATAGGGGCAAGATCAATAAAAAATATGAGTAAATGTAGTCAATTCTGTAGAGTAAATAAAATTCATAACAATACTAATCCAATTCTAGGCGTGTAGTATGAATATTAATTTTTCATGTCCTATCAATAATACTGGTTATGGTATAGCTTCATTTAATATCTTAAAAGAATTATATAATCTTAATAAAAATATTAGTTTTTTTCCTATTGGTCAACCTAATGTAAATAATCAGAATGATTACAATTTCTTAGTAGAATTAATAAAAAATTCTCAAGACTTAGATATTAATGCACCATTTATAAAAATTTGGCATCAATTTGATTTAGCTGAGCATATTGGGAGAGGAGATTATTTTGCTTATCCATTTTTTGAGCTTGATACTTTTAATAATATGGAAAAAAAACACCTAAATATACCTGATAGAATTCTTGTTAGTAGTAGCTGGGCCGAATCGGTTATGCTAGATAATAACATTAATAAACAAATTGATATAGTTCCTCTTGGTGTAAATAGATTAATTTTTAATGAATATATTCAAAGAACCAGAAAAGATGATAAATACGTTTTCTTAAATATTGGTAAATGGGAAGTTAGGAAAGGTCATGATATTTTATGCAAGTTATTTTATGATGCGTTTAATAATAATCCTAATGTAGAACTATGGATTTTATCATCAGAGCATACCAATTCATATTCTTCAAAAGAAGAAATTGAACAGTGGCACAGTCTATACTCTGCTCCAAATATAAAAATTATTAGAGGAGTAGAATCTCATAATGATGTTGCTCAATTGATAGCTAATAGCGATTGTGGAATATATCCATCAAGAGCAGAAGGTTGGAATTTAGAGCTATTAGAAACTATGAGCATGAATAAGCCCGTGATAGCCACAAACTATTCAGCTCATACAGAATTTTGTAATACAAAAAATTGTTATTTAGTAGACATTACCGAAAAAGAACCAGCATACGATGGAAAAGCATTTAAGAAACAAGGAAATTGGGCTAAAATTGGCCAAACTCAATATGATCAAATTATAGATTATATGAGACATATGATACAAAATAATATTAAAATTAACTTAGAGGGTATATTGACCGCTAAAAAGTATAGTTGGAAAAATTCAGCCAGTATATTGTCTGGGTGTATAGCTTAATATAATCAAGGAGAATATTATGCCAATTCCACAACCAGAAAAAGACGAAGATCGTCAAAAGTTTATTAGTCGTTGCATGAGTGACGAAACAATGAAAAAGGATTACAAAGATACGAATCAAAGAATTTCAGTATGTTTGGGTCAAACCAAAAAAACTAAATCTAGCTTATTAGATCAGGTTTTAGAAATTCTAGGATTGAGCTTAGACTATGATTGTGAAAGCTGTGCAGGCTCAGTAGAACCACTTACTCTTTCAAATTTGATCATTCCAAAAAATGAAGATTATGAAGATTTTGGAGAAGCTACAGAAGAATACGACATATCGTATATCACAGCATCTGAATATCAAGGACGAAAGGTTACTTTGAATAAACCTTTTAGAACTCCAGACGGTCCTAAAAAGTTTAGTGTTTATGTCAAGAACGACAAAGGAAATGTTGTTAAAGTAAATTTTGGTGATCCAAACATGAAAATTAAGAAAAATATTCCAGAGAGAAGAAAAAGTTTTAGGGCTCGCCACAACTGTGATAGCCCTGGACCAAAGCATAAGGCCCGATACTGGTCGTGCCAGTGGAGTTGGTAATAATACAAAAGGACAAAAATAATGACAGACCATAAGACTATTGAAAAACTATTAAAAGACGAGACAGAAGCCAACACACAAGTAGTCGCAGAAGAATCGACTGTAGAATCTGTACAGGAGTCAGTACCAGAAACCTCCGAATCTCAAGAAGTGACCGGTTATACATCAGAAACCGTTATCGAATTACTTAAGAAATCTCTTAACATTCATTGGCAACAAACAACAGTGCTATCCGCTCAGGCTATCCACTTAAAAAGATGGGGATATAAGAAACTTGCCGAAATAATCAAAGCCGATGGATTAGAGGAACATGCTCACGCTATGATTAATCTAGAAAGATTGGAGTTCTTTGATAGCGATTATCAACCATTAGTTGTAGCTACTCCAGCGTGGAAGCGTCATGATATGGTCGCTATGATCCACTATAATCTAGCGTCTGTTAGAGAAGCTTCCGCAACCGAAAGAGCTACAATTGTCGCTGCTAGAGCGGTAGGAGACGAACTGACGGCTAACATTATGATACCTCTACTTCAGGGTAGTGAGTCTGGCATTAAATTATACGAAGGTTATCTTAAGCTAATAGAACAAATGGGTCTTGATAACTTTCTTAGCATACAAGTATGATAAATCTAAATTCTCTATTAAAATTCGAAGAAATTGATAATTTAGGTTACTATACTGGTTATTCATACTTACCTATAGCGGATGTTATAGATTTTGATTGGAAAAATCTTTTAGAGGCGCCATCAACCAACACTAGTAAAACTACTATAAGCGAACTGGCAAAAGTTTCAACATTATCAAATAATAGATCAGACTCAGATTTAAAACTAGTAAAAACTATTGACCAAAATCCTGATATATATTTTATGGAATTGTGTGACGAATATAAAGTAAAATATCCATTAGATTCTATTCAAGAGTTTTATAATATTATTAAACCAGTAATATTAAACATTAAAGGCTTTTGGAATAGACCAAGACCGACCCAATTAGCTAAATATTATAATATGTCTATAGACGTATTTGTTACAGATACTCATCATACGGCCTCGTATCCCTCTGGACATACGGTGTATAGTAGTTTGGTCGCTAGTATTATTAAACATCATTATCCAGTTATTGATAGTAGGAAATTAAATATATTGGTAGCAAATACGGCTAAAGCCCGAGTTTTACAAGGTGTTCATTTTCCGTCAGATAATCAAGCTTCATTAATTTTAACAGAAAAATTATTTAGTAAATTAAAGGATAAAATATTATGAATAGATTTTATGAAATTCTAAAAAGTCTAAGCGAAGCTGCTACCAATATGGTTAAAGCCGAAAATGAAACTCCGGAAACTGAATTGATGGAATATAAAAACGATTTTTATGAAATGAGTGTAGGATCACTGAGAGCCATCATGAGTCACAGCCAAAGAATTCTGGATAATTTAGAAAATCCTATGGTAAAAGAAAACTTGACAGAAAGCTGGTTGCAGGGTAAAATCGCCATAACTGAGGATTACATGAGAACGATTCACGATTTTGTCATGTATGTAACCGAAGACGACGATGATGTTTCTGAGGGTGTTTCAAAACCTGGACTTTGGGATAATATTCGTAAGAAAAAAGAAAGAGAAGGTAAAAAGTATAGACCAGCAAAGCCCGGAGATAAGGATAGACCAGACCCAGAAGCTTGGAAAAAATTAACTAAGGACAGCAAAAAGTCTGAATAGCTGTTTATTTGGACGGTTTGAGGTCAGCAATAATAGGATTAAGATTAACAATGGAAAAAACACAGTTTGATTCTCTAGACTTTTACGTATCTTTAGCTAAAAAAACTATATCTAAGTTTGGTCCAAAATTTTATAACGGACTTTCTGTTGAAATGTTAAAAAATGAGGAAGCTATTTCTGATGTGGCTACAGCTTTAATGTATGCAGATTGGCGTTTCGATGAAAATAGACAAGGTAAGTCTGGACAAAAGAAAACTCTTTATTCTTATAGAAACCAATGTGCTATTTGGGCTATTAAAA